CAATATATCATCGCTGGCTTTGACACGCCATGGAGTTTCTACTTTGATTGCAGAATGATGATATTCTTTATTTGTTGGTGCTACTTCTTTAGGTAATAACGGTTCAGTCTGCTCTGGACTGTGCCAGCTTACATAGTAATCTGTGTTACTAAAAGTATACCTGTCACTGTATCTTTTAAAAAGAAATGGAGTTTCCCAACTTATTTCTCTATGTCCTGCTCCTGTTTTAATAATAAAATCTGCAGGTGCTCTAAGAACATATCCAGTATTAGTGATAGTTTTAATCGCAGGACAATTTAAAACTGTTTGTTTTCCTTGTTCGGGTCTATTACGTTTAGTATTGCCTAGTCCGTTCCAGTCTCTATCAACTTCAGAAGTATTAATTATCGGATAAGCGATCGCAACATTAGGATCTAATGAATAAAATCTTACCCAACTCTTGTTTTTCTTAAACCAACCTAACACTTTATCTCCAATTGTCTACTACAAATTGATCAGTAACATCCTGAGGTTTAGGGTCACCGTGGAAAACTGTCACACAGCACTCTGGATGGATATTTACAGTATGTAGCGGATTTTTAAATCTTCTTTTACCGTTTTGGATTGTGAGATCTTCTCTTCTTCGGATCTCCCATTTGTAACTTTGTATCCATTCCAACGGCCACCATTTGATTCTATCCTTTGAAGTTTTCCATATCCAATCTTGGTCACCGGGTAATCGCATAGCATCAGACGGACTTCTTTTGAAATCTCTCCATATATGACTTTGCTCTCCGTGGTTCCATGCCATGACAGAACTGTTAAGATATTGCCATGAAGGATAAAAATGTCGATTAAAATCTCGAATACCCAAGAAATCAGTAGTCCATACTGTAGCCAATTTATCAATGTTTGCGTGTATAACTACATCGAGATCAAAATATAAAATCCTTCCGGATATAGGTAAGCTAGGATCAAACATATGAACTTTATGCCACCATCCTTTGGAGTATCCTGCATTAGGTTGCGTTATATTTTTTACACCTTGTATGGTATGATTGCTGTCAGTCAAACATACAAATTCATATGGGATGGTCATATTTCGAGCCACCATATTTCTTAGGCGTTCAACATAGTCCATGCCGTATCGATTGCCGAACCTAACACAAAGAACAGTTATTTTAGTGTTAGGGTCGTAAGACTTTCTAGCTACCTCTGCATCTTTTTCTGCACGTCGGATAGCCTTGAGTCTTTTTCTTTCTTCTTTACTGAGATTTTCTGGATTTGACGTATCCATCTATGGTCACCAATTCTTCTAATGTGTTTCTTAATTTATCTAGGCGAACCATATTAGGCCCATCACTAGGAGCATTATCCGGATCTTCATGTGTTTCCATAAACACTCCGGCAACACAGCCAGTGGCTACAGCGGCCCTCGCCAAGTATGGGACCATTTCGCGGTCTCCGCCTGAGACTGTTCCCATTCCTCCAGGCTGTTGGACAGAATGAGTAGCATCAAAGACCACTGGATACCCGGTGCTTGCCATAATGGGTAGACTACGCATATCAACAACAAGATTATTATATCCATGAGTGTATCCTCTTTCACATAACATCACACGCTCATTTCCTGTCGAAGCAATTTTTGCAGCGACATTTTTCATGTCATGGGGAGCAAGAAACTGTCCCTTCTTGACATTTACTGCGCAGCCTGTTTTACCTGCGGCTAAAAGTAAATCGGTTTGTCTACACAGAAACGCAGGAATTTGTATAACGTCGATACCAGCATCTGCGACTAGCTCTGCTTGATATGATTCGTGGATATCTGTAAGAACAGGAATCCCAAATTCGTGTTTGATCGAATTTAGAATTTTTAGACCTTCGTCAATACCTATACCTCTTTTTGTAGAGATACTAGATCTGTTAGCCTTATCAAAGCTACTTTTATAAATCAAATCTAAATCTAAATCATCACAGATTTCTTTTATGCTACCTGCTAAAAATTCTGCATGATCTTGACTTTCGATTTGACAGGGTCCGGCGATAATAAAAATTTTATTGTCGTTGCCGGCAACGATTCGGTTAATATTAAATGTGCGCATATTATTATTTACCAGTGTCTAATCACACCAGCGATAATAAAACAGTTTGTGATTAGGTATGAAAGAATAATTAGAGTGCGAACTAGTGCTACCCAATCAGCTTCCTGACGAGTAGCACCAGCTTTTTCTCCCAGGGCTTTAGCCCAGATGCGCCATATCTTACGCATCGCCCTCATAGGTCGCGGAGTTAGCACCGTGTTCAAATACTTCTACAGATTTAACTCTGACACTTGGATTGATAGGATAACGCATATTACCGCTGGCTAATAGTTCAGCCATCTTGTCGTAACACATTTTAGCAAACATTTCGCAACCAACAGCAGGAACGATTCGCAAATCGCAAATGCCCTGTCGACGATATGGTTCTACTTGAACCCGTTCTGGATTGCCATCGTGTTCTGGATTTGAACTCCAACCTGACATTTCTTTAAAACGATCTAACATAGGATCATCTTCGGCAATAACCAAAGTATGATCAAACATATGGTCAGCCCATTCTTTGAATACCTTAAGACCACCAAAGTCCATACACCAGTTTTTATCGTCTAGTGTGTCGCATTCAAAGATGAGTTTAATGCCAATTGAGTAACCGTGAAGTGTTGAGCAATGGCTGTGTGTGGCACGCCATTGTCTAAAGCAGCATGACAGACCTCTGTCGTTGCCGTAAGTTTTTGTTGAATAAAATTTCGCCATCTCTTGCCTCCTGTAAATCAAGCGAGTAAGTTTGATGACATGCAGAATTTATAAAGCGGGGTGAATGCCATTGAAGACCGCTGTGCCTCTGTGTGTATATGTAATTATATTACGACTGTATTTATAATGCAACGAATTTCACATTATTTTTTTGCCATTCTCTAGGCATAGACCAATCTTTAGAATTGTGAATGATATATTTTTTATCTACAAATTTATCAAATATTTTTGATATTTGGTAAATCCAATAACTGGGGTCAATAGGTTGACTGTTTGGATCGGAATAGTTTTCTGTGCCTTTATAAATGTTATTAACTTTATTATTTGACGAATATAAATCGAAACCAAAAATATGTATTTCTGACGACTCTAATAATGATGCTATCAAAATAGCGTAAGGGCCACTACCCCAATGAAAAGGTTGGTCTTGCCTATCTATACTTTTATAAGGAAGGTCTGGAACTTGACGTATGCTTTTGTTCTTTTTGATCTTTCTAAAGTAGTGATACCAATCTTCTCTAACATAGATCAACGTTTCTGGGGGAGTATTTTTTGTAGCTTCTTCAGCCATCCTTCGATCGCAGCATACTAAATGATCGACTACTAGATCTCTATGAATAGCATTGCAGCCAACTATTATATGATCAGTTTTTAAACTGTGAAGGTCAAGATGTCGACGGCTTTCGCCGTTGCCTAACACTGCTATTTTCAATTTAGGTTATTGTGCCGAACGGATTCCATTCACCAGGATCGCCTGGACGAGTGCATACCCATCCTATGCAACCTCTCGGCTGTGGATTTGAGTTCCAGACGATATCACCTTTGTTAAAGTTACCTTTAGTTGGTGGTAATTCTGAAACCATATGTAATTTATTATTCAATCTTACAGCACCGGCAACGTGTAAATCGACATTTGGATCCGGTGTCTTAACACCTAGGGATAGTTTGCCGTTTACCGTTACTTGAATTGGTGTTCGATTAAAGTTTCCTAGGATAATATCACCGTTGGCTTTTACTGAGATTCTAGGAGTATTGTCAGTTACTATATCGAAATCTGTTGAAGCAAAAGTTCCTACGACTCCGTGGAAAGTTTCTGAAGTGCCTAACATCACCTCGATGCCCATTTCTGCTACAGAAAGAGCAGCGTTTGGTGATTCTGTTCCAAACCCTAATCTATTGATATCTGAATTATAATATAGATAGTTGTCTATGCTTACAGAGCCATCGACGATAAGACCTTTTAGTCGTCCTACTTCTCTTAGAGAACTTTTTGTAACAGTAGATCCTAGTTCTTTTGAATCTAGAACTTTAATACCGTTAGCATAGAACCCCTTGTCTTTTGCTACTTCGATGTTTTCAGAAGAGACAAAACGATCTGGTTCAGTTAAAAGAAATTGTTTTGTAGTGCCGTGACCACTAAAAATCATGCCTTTTCCGTAATTTGTTTCGCCTTGTTGTGCATGAAAATCTAGAAAAGGCTTATCAAATGCGGCAGTTTTATCTGCGGCAATGGCTTTTAGGGCTTGTGCTAAAACGTCAATAGATTGATCTAGGGATTGATTATTCATATGAATATTTATCAATCCCTAGAAAGTTTTGAATTTAGCTTACTTTGAGCAGTATAGTTTCTTCGTTAATACGGCCGTTGAGCTTAATATCTACTGCTTTAATGTCCTCTAGGAACTTGCGCAGAGCTACTTTGCCCGAATCTTTAAAACTCTTAAGCTGTTCATCTGGCTTGCGCAGAGTCTTTTGCACACTCTTGATTTCATCGTAGCCTGTGATAGTAGTTCCTTTGACACCAAGCTCGTTAAACTCTCCGGCAACATACTTGCCCAGTTTGCGAGTTTTAGTATTGTAAACCCACAATTCCTTAGCACCAATGATATCTGTAGGATTGATACTAACCAGTTTTAGAGTTTGCTCAGTTTTCATAAACTTGAGTTTACCCACAACTTTTTCTGCAGGAACAGCCTTGCGAGCACGTGGCTTTTTATTAACTTTGGCTTCTTGCATCAGCATATCGCAGGCGCTAAGAATATCGTTATAAAAAGAAACAATTTTTTTAATCTGTGCTTTGCTCAAATGACTGTAGCCTTCTTTGAGCTGTTCGCATTTACCCTCTTGCAATTCGATATACTCGTCATATTGACGTTTGTATACATCTTTAATAATACGGGCATGAGCGGCTTTGGCCTGTTTGCCCTTGAGCAAATTAAGAACTTTGAACTGTTTTGGATCAAATGCTTCGGGATCTAGACTAAAAGATTCAACTGCATCTTCGATTTCCTCAGTCATTTTATAGGCAGCTTCACGAACGCGATCTTGGATAGAAACTACGATCGCAGTTTCTTTTTTCTCAGTAACTTCTTCTTCCTCTGTGTCCTCTTTACCTTCTGCAATGACTCGATTGATAGCTTCTTCTAACCATTTGGCACTATCACGACCTTCGTTAAATCCTGCATGAACTTCGGGCATGCCACGAAGTAGACATGCTGCCAACCCGCCCATGGTTCCAGAACAACGATTATCTTTGGTCTTTTTAAACTCTGCAACGCTATCAGGATGCCATCCTTGGCCTTTCATCCATTCAACGACTTTAGGTTTGAGGTCTTTAGAACTAAATTCCAAACGATAATATTCCATAGCTACTCGAAAGTGACGAGTAAACTGTTCAGCATCCCAGTCCTCTGCACCATCCCAACGTGGGCTGAGATCTTTGTTTTTATTCTGACGGATAGCGATGCTTGCTTTTTTGAGCTTAGATGCCATTTGGATTCACTCCTATTCGTTTAACAATATGTATATTATAGCACCAAATAGACATGTTGTCAACCTTGCTCAAATCGTTCTACTTCTTCCAAATCGCCGTCAATTTCTTGATAAACGATAGTTTGGAAATATCCTAGATCTAGATTGGCTTTGGCCAATTCTAATGCTTCTTTTCTGCTACTGGTGGTTTCTAGCAATTCTTCGTGAAAGGCTTCGTCCACACCCCAGACCTCGTAAAGTTCCCAGGTCATGATAAAATATTAATCTCCTATTAGGTTAATCAAACTTAGTCCAATCTCCATCGGGCGCCACTGCCCAACCAAGACGTTGGAGATCATTCCGGATCTCGTCGGTTATACAGCCTTCCGGCACGTATCTGTCAACAACAGACTTTCTAGCTAATTGTTCTTCGGTAAATTCTTCGTTTTCTTTAGCAGGAGCATATACTCCTACATCTCGAATACCGGAACAATACCAATCGATATAATCACCTTTTTGTTGCATGTCGGCAACGATGCCTCCGGCATAACGCCAAGAAGCACCCCACTCTTCATTTTTAAGGATGGGAATAACATCTAATTTAATGAACCCGTTGTTACACATGGCCGCATACAAATTTTGAGCATAAGCATCGTCAGCACGAACTTTCTCTAAAATCCAATCAGTGGTTAGGAGATCGTATTCCATGTTATTGATTCTACTTTGGGGATCGTCAAACTTGTGCTCATGATCGTTGAGAATTTGATCGAACATGTCAAGATAGGCCTCGTTTACAGGTTCGCCTTTTTCTGCCTGACGCTTTACATAACCTTCCTTTTGGAAGGTATGTCGTTCAGGGCTTTTTGAAATCTTTGACATCTTGAATTGCTTTCTTTAGAGTCTCGGCATAGTTGAAAGCGGTTTGTTCATTCATTGTTAATACAGTTTGATGCTCTAAGTAACCTTTAGTAAGTAAGGTCCAGATCTGTTTGAAACGATTCATCGACCACCAAGGTGATTTTACGGTTGCATATATTGTAACATTGACCCCTATATCTTCTGCTTCTATCCAAATATCATGAGTATGGTCTTCCGAACCACATTCACAAACAACGTGATACATTTTGGTATCACCCCAATCGTTCTTTTTTAATATACCTTCTGCTGGTGTTTGTAGTTTCATATTAGTTATCGAATGTTTTAACTTGATCTCGTTTATCATAAATGCTTTTGACAATGCGTTGATAGTCTTCTTCGCTCATACATGTCCTATAAAGACTCAAGGCCTGTGTAGTCATTACTGCCGCTATTTCTAGCGAACTATAATCCTCTAACATAAGTCCAGTAAACTGTAGATACTTAGCATACAATTCTTCTGTCTTATGTTCTTCACCGCCTATGTTTTCATTGAATAGCATTTTTTTGTCTCTGATGTTTATATTCTCTTTTCAACCACCATTTAAATTTTTGAAAATATTCTTCGTAAGAATATTTTGGCAAATTAGCATCGAGGTGCTCGTCACAGTTTTCCAACCATAGATTTCGCACCCAATTCCTAAACGGAGAAAATTTTAAGTCCATAGTGATTGTCTTACTTTAATTAAACGAATCATCATTTCTTCATCTTCTTGTTCGTATTGTGCTTCCAATTCACGACTCTTGTCAAGAGCAGTTTTACACATTTCTGCCATTTCGGGAGTTTTATCTTCCATATCTAAAAGATGATAACCCTTTTCGCGGCGAAGATTGCAGTAAGCAGTCCAACCACTAGCATCGTGAACATCTGGGCGATTTGGATAAACTTCCTTCCACCAAGTATAAAGCTCTAGGATTTCTTTAGCAGCTTTGGCTTGATATGTAGGTTCTTCCTGTTCGCCTTCTTCGATAAACTCTTTATTGGTTAGAGTCATTGCCCACTTCAAGTAGTCAACACCAGCTTCTGGACAACGCCAGTTTCGATACCAACGACGCCACCAAGGATAGCTGTGCTTTTTACGAGCTTCATCATCCCATACACAATGATGCCATGCTTGCTCTACTTCAACGAATTCAACAAGTTCGTTAAAAAGGCATGGCAGGAATCTATTCCCAACATCGCACCAAGTGCCACGCTTGATATCGCGAGGGCTAGCAGTAAGACAATGAGTTCTAGTAACAAAGCGATTGTTAATATAATATCTAACATCATTAATCCTTTCTGGAATCCAGCACCAAACGTTCTGGATTTTGTCCAAGCCTTCTTCAGCAATCCACCAACGGATTGGATATTTGGCTTTAGCAGCCTTTTCCCATTCTGCCCATTCCTTGCCTGTTCCGCACTTTAATTTGGTAGTGCCACGGATCCAATCAGCGAATGGTGAGCAGGTCCAATAATTTCTCATGTATAATCCTTCTCAGACTTAGTAGTCGAACACTTTAATTATACTATCTTTTAAAAAACCTGTCAAGATGGGTCAAAAACGAATCAAAATTTTCTTTGATATCCGGCTAAATTGAGCATGATCGAATACTGCTCATAGGCTTTTTGGACAGCAGGATTGGTATTACGATAATGTGCTTCTTCTCGTTCTTTGTCCATAAGGGTTTGGAACATATCAATCTCACCTGGACTGTGTCGTTGCCATTTGAAAAACCGACGTTCCATTTCTATAAGAGTGCGAAGTCTACTCTCTGGTATTTCTAAAGTAATAACTTTTTCAGTTTCGTATTCTACAACATCATTGCGAATGATATCGGCACGTTCTGGGTCTGTAAAGAATCTGGGAGGATGATATCGTGCCCTACGCTTTTGATCGTTCAGAACACGAACTTCATAATTTTCACAGAACTGTTTTACTTCTTCATTCATTGATGATTTCTCTTACCATCAAATACACAAATAAAATAAAGATTCTCATCGCCTGTGTTATGCACACGATGGAATACTCCGTCTTTGATTAAAACTGTGTCGCCTGGATATACATCAAAGTGATCAGCATCTAATTCCATTCGTCCGTTACCACGAATAAAGAAATATACTTCTTCTTGTCCTTCGTGTCGATGTCCGCCGGTAGATTTGCCAGGCTTAAGATCTGTAGAACTAACAATTAAATTCTTTAATTCTGTATTATCTTGGACGGTATATCGATCGTCTTTTTTGACAATTTCACCGCCGATGTCGTGAGCACCGTATTTCATTTTGCGATTAAACTTTCTGTCATAGGAAATATAGCAGCGATTGCCTTAGCACAGGCTAATGCCACTAGCTGATGTTCTTTTTGTGTGCCGTTTCCAGAACGTAATTCTATGAAATGCACCCATGATCGTAATGTGCCATTCATGTAAAGTTTACTTTCGATGTTTCCTTCTGGCAATACACTACGAGCTTGTTCCTTAGCTATGCCATTCGTGACAGCCCAAGTGTAGGCTTCACGAGCGGCTCTAATGACACTTTGTTGTTTTTCTTCCCATAAACGTGCGAGCTCTCTTTGCTCAGCGTCTGCCATATCCAGTTCGACAGAATTTTGTCTGTTTTTGGTGTCCTGCAGTCGTGCTTCTCTAGTGACGAAGTTAAGATCTTGTGTAGGGTCAGCGTATCGTTGACTAAATTCTTGGAAGGAAAAACTTCTGTGTCGAAGAATCTGTCTTGCGATATCTCGGGTTGTGGTGATTTCCACACACGCTGATACCATTTCAAGGGGCGACCAGTGGGCGTGTTTGACCAAGTATCGAATAAGTTTTTCTGATGTTTCTGTATTGAATTGGTTTGAGGGATTGCTGACACGGGCGCAATACGCGATGAGTTCTTGTGCATCGTCGATGCCCATGTCTGCAAATTCTGCTGTTGGTTGTGAATAGGATACCAAGCGAACATCCATTATGATTCCTTTAAAATTTTCATTATTTTTTCTTTTTCAAGAAGATCTTTTTCGAGTTCCATATATTGTTTACGCAACTCTTTTAATTTTTCCCAACGTTCTTCTAATTCTGGATTTGGTTTAAGAATACCTAAGCGTTCTTCGATCTTTTCTATAGCCTCAGTTAAACTTTTCTCACCAATTTTTATATCAGCGCCATCTCTCATAGTTAAACCGGAACCATCTATATGAACGGTGCTGGTAGAGGAATTCCAATTAACTCCAAGACCTGCACCTGTGCCATATATTCCACTACTACCCGCACCGCCATTAGAAATGGTATAACTGGCTCCACTAGCAGTGGTAGTCCAGGATGATGGTATAGTAACTGATGTAGCCATATTGTCTAAAGTTATAGTGTCGATGCCGCTGCTAGATAATCCATAACTAGGCTGCGCGGCACCGTAATTATAACTTTCTCCAAGGTCAAGAACAATAGTATTATTGTCTTGATCAGACATATTACTTGCTTGCTGCTTTTGCTTCTTTACGAGCGTTCTTTTCTTCGGTGATTTCATTACGACGAGCCTTTACTAGTTTGGCTACTTCTTGTAATGCTTTACGAGCTCTAGTTCCGGCAGCGCCGTTACCTGCTGTAAATTTAGAATCTTCGGATAAAAATTCTTCAAACTGTGCTTTTAATTGTTCTACTGTATTTGACATATAATGTTTCCTCTTGTTAGTAGTATTCTACTTATAATAGAATTTGGTGTGGTCGGTAGGATTCGAACCTACAAGGGCTGTGCTTACAGCGGCGCCCCATTCCCAAGTGCGTTTCTCAACGGACCGGAGGTCTGCCATATTCCACTCACGACCACAAGTATATTATATAACCGTGTTTTAAAATAATCAACCTCTAAGTGATTAAATATTATCAGTTTATGAATCATCAATTTCAAAAAATCCCATTTAAAGATATAGTGCGTTTTGGACAACGCACAATGCTAGGAAGGCCTTTGTTTTCAACAAGTTGGATTCTAGGAAGATTCTGTAATTACTCATGTTCATATTGTTGGCCTTATGCTCGTAGCGACAAATTGGATTTTCAAGATCTAGAAGTATATACTCGAACTGTAGATGAAATCAAACGACAAGCTAGACAAAATGGATTTACAGAATTCCATTGGAGTTTCAGTGGCGGTGAACCAACTGCTTATAAACATCTGCTTGATTTGATAAAACATTTGGACGAAAAAGAAAGTTCTTATCAAAGCGTTCACATGACTACTAATCTCAGCCCTGGCATCAATTGGTGGAGGAAGTGGGCCGAAGTCACTTGTATGTTACAAAGACGAAGCATAACGGCCAGCTATCATGCTGAACATGCTCGAGAACAAGACTTTAGTGAAAAATGTCTACAGTTAATATATCAAAATGTTTATGTAACTGTTAATCAAGTTATGGTTCCAGAAAAGTTTTATGATTTATACAAGAGGTGTGAAAGATTTTATAAACTAGGAATCAATGTAACACTGAAACCGCAGAGCGATCCTACAGCTAGTCGAATAGTAGATGGTTATACAGACGAAATGATTGATTTAATGCAGACAGGATTTCCTCAAAATCAACACGGAGAAGAATTGTATCAAATAGCCCTATACGATTCTAATGGACAAGAATATTTGTTTGATCAAGCAGAACGATTTAATGCGTTTGGTTTTAATAAATTTAAAGATTGGCATTGTAATAGCGGATATCAAAGTGTTATAATAAGAAGTAATGAAGTAAAAAGATCCTATAGTTGTCATGATCAACCGTTAGGAACATTAACAGAAGGATTTAAATTGTTTGATTCTGCCACACCTTGCATTACTAATAGTTGTGTAAGTTCTGCAGACAGCAAGATACCAAAAACGAGAATCAATAATGTTTTCTAGTATAAGTTTTTTGCCGATGATCACAAGAATAAGACAAAATAAATTCTTGCCAAACGATTGTTATCATACAACAGAATGGGCCGATACTGATACTAAAGAATTATTTGAAGAAAATTTAAGAACTCAACCAGAAGATTGGTATTATCGACATAAGTCGATAACATATAAAAATAATTCTCATGGATATAGGACCAAAGAGTTTAAAGATATCAATTGGTCAAACTCTATTGTTGTATTTGGTTGTTCACATGTATATGGAACTGGGCTGGATGAATCGGATACTATTAGTTCTAACATCGAAAAAATAACTGGGATAAACACGATTAATCTAGGCCTTGGCGGAACATCAATGATTTATGCTATGCATAATTCTATTATTTTACGAGAAGGTTATCCTAGGCCCAGAGCTGTGATATACCTATGGCCAGATTATTCTCGATGCACAGAATACTTTCGTCATACCCTTCTAAACCATGGGGCTCACACTATACAGCCTGATAATATCATGGGTGTATGGAATAGCAATGATTATAATGTTAAGGTTCATGCAATTTTTATACAAAAAAATATTAGACTGTTATGGCAAGATACTCTGCTATATGAAGCGAGTTTTTTTATTAAAGACACTGCTGACCTTTTAAAGTGTAATAAATTATCTATGTGTGATTTCGCAAGAGATATGATTCATCCAGGAATACAATCTGCTCAGAAAGCTGCTATGAAAATTTCTAAGGATTTAAAATTAATTTAAAAATGGATTTAATATCAATACATAACAATTGGCGAGATGATGTATTAAACATCGATATAAATCTCGGAAATTATTGTAATTACAAATGCTGGTATTGTTGGCCCGGCAGCAATGATGGCACACATAAATTTCCTAACATAGACATTATCAAAAAAAATATAACTCATCTGATTGAGTATTATCTAAAACATTCTAACAAGCGAGTGTTTGATATTCATTTTTGTGGAGGCGAGCCAAGCCACTGGCCGAAATTAATTGATTTTGTTGAGTTCTTAAAACTAAACTATCAGTGTTTAATATCAATGACTACTAATGCTTCAAAGAGCATGGAGTGGTGGCAAAAAGCAGCACCCTATTTTGACAGAGTCCACGTAAGCTGCCATAGAGAATACAGTGATACTAGCCATCTAAAACAAGTCTGCGACTATCTTTATACTAAGAATGTCGTAGCCAGTGTGTCTGTAATGATGGATCCTAGAGACTGGGACAAGTGTATCGAAATGGTTGAAGACCTAAAGACTAGTAAAAAGAGTTGGACTATTCGATACGTTGAAATCATTGACCCCGAAGTTAATTACACCGATGAACAAAAGATTGTTTTAAAAAAATTTAGAGCTAGACGAGCTAATCTGTTTTGGTTCTTAAAAAACAACAAGTATTATGTCAGTAAAGTTACGGCTGTAGATAGTAATAATAAAAAGCATCGACTAGAGGACAACGAAGTTCTTCTAAAACGTTTGAATAATTTCTATGGGTGGTCCTGTTCTGTTGGAGTGAACTGGTTGAACATTAACAAGGATGGCATGATTGCCGGCACTTGCAATCAAAAACTCTACGGTGAAAACGAATATTACAATTTGTATGATCCGGAATTTTCCGAAAAGTTTAAACCTAAATTGCAGTATGCAGTCTGTGAACAAACATCTTGTTTATGTAGTGTTGAAACTGTAATGCCTAAATTTAGAAACAAAGATTCTAAAAAATTTATTCCATTGACACAGATAACATGAGATTAGTTTCTTTTGGATGCTCGTTGACTTACGGTGCCGGACTAGAAGATTGTTTTATTCCTCCTGATCGACCCGGTATACATCCTAGTAAAAAATCCTGGCCCTCATTAATTGCTCAAGAACTAGATATAGAATGTGTAAATCAGTCCCGTATAGGATCTAGCAATAAAGAAATATGGCATAATATTATTTCATTTGATTTTAAAGATCACGATCTTGTTTTCATAATGTGGACTTACCCAGATAGGACTTGTATTTTACATCCAAAAAAAGACAAATCTGAACAAATTGGTATTTGGTCCGAGAATAAAAAAATATTTTATAAAGATTTTTACTCGGAGTATGATGCTGAAACAATGTCAAAGTTATTTGTTAGTCATGCTAATTATTTTTTAGAAACCAAAAATATAAAGGTTTTTAATTTGGTTGTTGACAACAGGTTTAAATATATTTTTAAATTAAACAATCGAATAATTGATCATATACCCGTTTATATATGGACCCACGAAAATCAATTTCCTCTGTCTCAAGATAACAATCACGGTAACGAAGAATGTCACAGAGAAGTAGCTAGGTTAATAATGGATCATGTAAACATCGAACATTCTATACCTAAACAGAAAAAATTATCACTTTTGAAAAGATTTAAGAGACTTTTAACAAACATATGATTTTAGATTCCGAACATATTTTATTTTGGATGGATGCTATTCGAAATAGTAATGATCCTAAACGGACTTTAGAATCGTTCTGGAAAGGTCAAATAAGAAGTAAAGAATGGTTGATACAGAATCTTAGACCTCATATTAAAAAATTTATTTCTATAGATATATGCGGTGGCTGGAACGGTGTGTTAGCCAGCATGATTTTTCAAAGTGATATACCCTGTATTAACATACGCAGTATTGATATCGATCCTTCATGCGAAGAAATAGCCGAAACAATGAATAAGCCAGAGCATATGGTAGGAAAATTTCAAGCCATAACTGCTGATATGTGTGATTTAACCTACAATGCTGATGTGGTAATCAACACTAGTTGTGAACATATCACACAAGATCAATACAACCAGTGGTTGAATAATATATCACCCGAATCGTTAGTTGTTGTTCAAAGCAACAATTACGAAATACCCGAACATATTAGGATCGCAGATAGTTTAAAAACTTTTGAATCACAGAGTGATCTAGATATTCTCTGGAGCGGAGAATATGAATTACCTTTGTATAAAAGATTTATGATAATTGGTAAGTTAAAGAGATAATTTTTTTTCTATGTAAGAAAAGATTTTATGATTTTTAATTTTTTTATACTTCGTATGATCGTAATGAGATGTTTCGGACATTGCTTCTTCCGGACTTAATCCCAAAGACATCAAAGCCCATACTGTAAAATTTCCTATCTTGCTTGGCTCCTCGCCATTGATAGAATCTAGCCTCTCAGCCATTTCACTGAATTCAAAAAAATCTCCCTCATCATTTTTCCATAATACTTGGGGTTTGGTTAAAAATCCAGTATACACATCTTCGTGTGTTTTCTTATAAACGTTTAGTTCGTCGAGGGTTAATTCTCTATAGCCATACTTAGAAAAATCTTCACCAAATGCACTTAATCTATAATTTGTAGTTTTAGGAATCAATAAGGGCCAAAAGTGCCAATGCTGATCTTGCCAATTGCTTCTCAACCATTGATGGGTGTTTTCTATATCATTTTTCGTTTCGTAAGGAAGTCCTGCTATGAATGATGCAGTTCCTCTATAGTATCCTAAGGTCGACAACATGTAATTTTTAGTGTCGAGCATTAGTTGTTTATTTTTTTCTGGATCTAATCCTTTTCCTATCGTTTTCCCTGCTCGATGATTTAAAGTTTCAACTCCGTAAAAATGTCCCCAAATTCTTGCTCTGGCCAATAACTCTATTTGATGTCTATTTGCATTGAACAAATCTAATCTAATAAACCCTGTAAAGTTTGGTTCGAATCCAACACGGTTAACAGCGTTTCCTAATTTTATAATTTTTTCATCTCGTTCGTTAATAGTTTCGTCGGCTATGATATAATTTTTAATCCCCCATTTATCGTAGACATCTTTTAAATCTCGATACATGATTTCTTCAGACACAGACGTATCTTCTTTAACTCCTAGCACAGGAAACTCACAAAATTTACATTTGAATTTGCATCCTCTCGAAAGTTCTAAAGTTAGAACATCGTCTTCCGCTAGGAAATCTCTATCTTCATATTCGACTGAATAATCGTCCATAGGCCATGCAGGGTAAAAATGTAAGGCATTGATTGCCCAACCTTTATAACAGGGAACACCGGAAGGCTTTTGACCGTTTGAGAATTCATATTTGAGAATAGCCTCTACTGCTCTTTCTCCAAATCCGTAAACATAGTAATCAGCGTTTAGATCTAAATTGAAATTTTGATTGCCACCTACTATAACTATAACTTCTGGATGATGCTTTTTAAAATAATCTATAATATTTTTTACAATTGGCTCGTATAAATTCCAAGTGATTGAAATCCCAATCCATTTAATCGCATGTTTTTTATTTCTGTTGCTTACTAATTTTTTAATGTTTGTTAGATTCCAATAAGACACATAATCGATAACTTCAATGTCCCAACCTAATTTTCTAACATGAGTAGCTATCCTATAGCCGCCAGTGGATCTTCCAGTGGATGGATTATCTTTGGCAAACCCTGTGAACACAATACCATACATTATATTTCTTCTCTAATTACAGGATTTGGAGATTTACCGTTGCCGCCACAGAAAAAGGTGCATATGTTAAGTCTATCTTCCGAAGTCCATTTTCTTTGTATTTCTTTATAAAAATTTCCTGTTAATATAGTATCCCAATCATTTTTATAAAGATTAATGTGATCGTCACCGTTAGTTGTCCAAAATTCGTCCCAGCCGTGATTATAAAACTGTCCTGCAAAAGTTTTAAATTGATATAATGACGATGCTATATAACAACAGGGAAATAAGCGTCCTTCTACATCTATGTAAACTGATTGTTCTTGTTGGGCGTCACAATCGATGGTTAAATCTTTTGTATCTTCTTTCCAGGTTTTATAGTTAGGAATAAATTTTATTTCATTAACATACATGCCATCGGTAGAAGGTTCGATCGGAACATTATCCCCACCTATCAATTTCAATCCTTTCAAATCTGTAATAGGAAATCGATGAGATTTTTTTACAATAAATTCTTTAAAGCCTAGGTCTTTGGCTAAAACCCCTGCTTGATCTATTTGATGTTGGTTATGTTTAAAAACAATAAACTGCCAACTAGCGTTTCCTCCGTGTTTAATAAACGATCTTACATTTTTTATTAAGTTATTCCAGTTTACATTTACTCTATAGATATGATTAGTATTCTCTAAACCGTCTATGGCAAACATAATAGAGTCATCGGGTGATAGTAACTCTGCTAATTCTCTCCACCATTTAGGAGATTTCATTCCGCCGTTAGTTGAAACAGTTATTTTAGTATCTTTATTTTTTTCTTTTACGAGTTTTATGATTTCTAAAAAATTAGGAGCAGCACAAGGATCACCTAAGGTTCCTGCAAAATGTATTTTTTTTAAATTTTTATAAACTTCTAGGGGAATGAGATTAAAAAAATCAGCAGGTAGATATTTCTGATCAAAGGAAATATTTTCAAGCGTCAGCTCTTCTCGAAGGCACTGAGGACATCTAGCATTGCAGATAGTAGAATTTTCAATTTCAATAACTGAAATATTTTTATAGAACATTTTTACCTTTGATTTCTATCATAGACACTACTGAATTTTTATCTTTTGATTCTATTAAAAAGTTGAAGACATCCACTATGTCTTCTTTAGATATAACAGACATAATATCTATATCTCGATTATTAAAACACCATGTTAAGTTTATTAATGTATGCTTAACTTTAGATTTTCTTAGTAGAATGCTTTCTGAAAATTCTAAAATTTTATTTTTTGGATGATCGGAAGAATTCATTTTATAAGACATACTACCGAGCGTGATCAAATATGTATCTAAATCTTTTTTAGAATGTTCTTCGAACAGACTTTCTAATAGAATATTTTGATTTATATCCGGTATGCAATTGATAACGACATTATAATTATAGCTCAATTGAATAATTTTGTCAAGATTCTCTGGAACTTTATAACCGTTAGATGGAGAAACGGAGTCGAAGGATAATCTATCACAGATTAATTTTCCTATGTTCCCAGTCCCACCGACTACTAATCCTTTAATCATTGTAGAATTCCTTTTTGATTTTTTTTAGATCGTCGATAAGATCTTGGGGATAGTTTTTTCTAAAACTTTCTAGGGCTATATTTTGCAATTCTTTAAGAGAGTATACAGTATCTATGTCCCAACCATATTGTTTTAAAACAGGAGCTAGTGTTTCTCTTCTGGTATTACTAATCTGTATCATAAAATCAGTTATAGCTCGATCGTTTTCGTTGTCGGAAAATGTAAAGAACCAATTAAACGGTCTTAATATTCCATCATCGTATAAAATCCAACTGTTGGGGTGCATACTAAATTTAAGAATATTTAGAGACCACATCTCTTTAAATCGTTCTTTGATCTGTTCTTTCCAGTTAGGTAGAACTTGATCATATGAACTTCGATATCCCATCATATAAAAATCATCTTCCGGCCATCTAATATAAATCGACCTTGATCTTTCGTCAATGTCAATAACGTCTGCTACTGGTATTTTTTCTTTTGCTATGTTATAAAATTTAATTTCTCTTCGAAATCTTTCTTCTAATAGTTCTTCAGTCCACAATTTATTTTCGTCTGGATCTGTATGATAGTTAGTATCTCTGAAAAACTTCATGCAAAGAGTTTTTTTATCCGGACTAACATAGGCTGTATAGACTAAGTTAGCTCTAAATTTATCTCCGGGCTCTTCGTTAAAATAATAATCCCAAGTTGAAATATTAGTCATTCTGTTTCTATCCATTTAGAATTTGTTTGATTTATTTTTTGTTTTAGTTTTTCAAAAGCAGATTTGATAGCATTTTCGTCATGGTTGATATTACTCTGTAAGTAATAGGTGAAGATCGTGCTAGTATGTATTACAGTAGTATCGACAATTTTAGAAATTATCTGATCGCAGTCTGATATTATATCTATATGTAAAAATTCTTTCTCTATAGATTTTATATGATCCCAATTGTTAAAAATTCTTTCTAGATCTTCTCTTGATTTTAAAGATTCTTCAATACCGTTTTCAGTTGACGGCTCTATGTTTAAATTTTTTTCTTTAGCATAGCTATATGCAAAATCAAAATAATTTTTTCCATCCCAATTAGAATAGAGATGTTTTTTAAATTCTACATTATTTTTATTAATATCATAAAATATTATTTTTTTAGCGTTTGAATAAAGGCAAAGAGATTCTCCCAACAATCCGTTTGCAGGAGATATAACACAATCGTGGGTTTTTAATTCCGGAAACTTGTCCCAATGTATTACATTAAGATCGTTATAAGTTAACAAATTTTTAAATAATTGAATTATAGCATTTTGTAAAGGATCTAAAAATTCGTTCGGCTCTAATTTTTTAAATGCCTCTTCGTAATGATCAGATTCTAATTCTGGCCATATATATCCTCTTGTTGGTAGGCTAGGGAAATTCAATTTATCAATGATCCACGACAGGTTGTCACTGTTTTTATTAGGATTAAACCTCCACGACCTATCAAAATTTTGAACTTTATATCCGTTGTTTAAAACCTCAATAATTAAGTTAGTTCCGAACTGAATGTGCCTTTCTATAGTATCATCGCCATACCAAACTGATAAAGGTGCATGACCGTCATGTAGGTCTTCCTCGCTTCTAACAAACGATCTTCCTGTATCTGTTCTTTTTGTAAAGGTGATAGTATTTTTTATCGCTTTACAATTAATAATAAAACATTGATGATGAATATATGGACAAGTGTCGTGATGTGCATACCATAATATATGAGCAATCAACCCAACGCTATCGTCTATATTTTCTAATTTTTCTCTAAGATAATCTCTATCAGTTATTATATCGCCCGCTGATTGAACTACGATCCAGTCGTAGTTATTGATGTAATTATTGATCTCTACAAAATTATCAACTTCGACTAGATCATAAGAACCATCACTCCACCATTTTTGACACGCCCTGGTCAATTGTGCAGCTTTGTTGGCCATCCATTTATTTTTAATATAGGAACGAACTAGACACAAAAGAACCTTGGACTTCATATTTCTCCATAGCATTAATTAGAATTTTTTTCCATTCGTCGGTCGAGTCGTGATGATGAACTATCATGTGATATCGATCTTCTTTAGAATTATTTTGGACTGAGTGTTTATGACCGACGTTCATTGCATAAACATCTCCTGGTTGAAATTTAAGTATTTCCCCGTCACCCCAGAACCAATCGCAGCCTTCGGGGTTAGATAACGCAATATTAACTGGTTCGATATGAGGAATCGGAGCGTCAACGTGCGGAGCAATAAATCCGCCTGCTTCTAACAGCATAAATCTAACTCTAGCGAATCGGTTAGTTGGAAACACAGTCTTTAACCAGTTAACAGTTATAGGGCAACGATCCGCTGCTTTAGTCCAAATAAAATGTTTGGCAGCTTCTCCACCGTCAGTGAACCCGTAGGCATCATAAGAAGCAGGCTTGTCGTGAGAGAATCCGTATAATGAAACACTGTGCCAGCCCTTGTGATCATATTCGCCTGTTCGATAAGGTATGAACATGTCTCTAATAGCCCTGGCTTCTTCGAGCATTTTTTCGTGAGGTATTGGCAAATCTAGTTTTAAACATTTGCCTTCACTCAATAAATACTCTCTGGTCATTTTGGATTCCATAAATAATATGCTACTATTTATAGAGAGCCAAAATGATAAAAGGTATTAATGGTCACCCCTATTTTGATTTAGATCGGTATCTCGACATCGAAGGATTTATAAAACTACATGCCGAAATGTCTAAAGGAATCGTCTTATCAAAATATAAAAAAGAAGGAAATATAGTAAAACCATCTGGAGCCATGGAACCGGGTTCTTGGGAAGTTCCTTTTAAGCCCTCTTGCGTAGCTCTTGAAGAATATTATCGACTGCCAGAAGATGATCCTATTAGAGTAGCAGGACGCGAACTCGGTGAAATGGATAATCGAGATCAATTCATACAGTATCTTAAATTAGTTTTAGGTGGATATGATGCTTATCAGTTTGTGTTTTTAAAAACAGAGGATGGTGGTTGGGAAACACGATTTGATGAAAAAGCCTGGACGCCAGATGCTGAACATTTTCCTCGTTTGAAACTTTGGTTAGAGAATCTAGTCGCAGAAGGAATTTTTACACATCTCGGAAGGATCTTGTTCTTCAAACAGGAGCATGACTGTGTTCCTGTATGTCATAGAGATTTATACGGAACAGATATGGGAGTTCACGGCTACGGAACACACAGGAACGAATTTATACATATTTCTCCTAACAGTCAGAAACAGATGTATCTGTGGGATCCTGAAACAAAAGAAAAAGTTTACATACAGTCTAGAGCCTGCTGGTTCAACGATTCGGACTGGCACGGTGCCGAAAAAAGTAATACGCAGAGCTACGGACTTAGGATAGATGGAAGATTCACTGACCAGTTTCGCAGACAGCTAGGAATAGATCATTTAGATAGTTATTGATCGCACACGATCTGTAAACTAATTTTAGGAGTGAATCCTATGTTACATGATCCGTGCCATTCATTCTCATCCTCAAACAAAAATAAATCTCCAGCTTTATAATTGTTTAGACTTTCTTTTCCATAAAAGAAAATATGTCCCGGTAGATGATCCTGACAAGCCATCCAATATCTTTTAACTGGTTTTGGATCTTTGTATAGATCTTGATGTAACGGAAATACATCTCCAGGATTTAATTTACAGAACCACCAATTAGAAACATTTTTAATTTCGGTGGGGATAATAATTTCTTTATTAAAATGACTTTGATAATACAAAGACCAACCAATTTTGTAAAAATTAAAACCAGACTTTGCCCAAAGTTTAGCCAGTCCGTCTTTATAAGATTCTGGTTTATGTTCTGGTCTTCGATCACCTTCTGAAAATAGAATTGTGTCAATGGCATGCTGTGGTAACCAGGTTTGAAAATTGCCTATGTATTTCATGATAACTATATTTAATATGGAAGAACAGAGACAAAAAATTATTAAACTAGTAGAAGAAAAAACAGGATCGAAATCATTCTGTATTCTTCCCTGGATACACATGGCCACACGTCCAAATGGTGATTCTCGTCTATGCTGTGTAACCAATGCGTCTGGAGCCCACACCGGAGATTATGGAGTAGGGCTCGTTAAGAAAGAAAACGGTGAACCAGCTAACTTCGGCAAGGATAGTTTGCTCAGTGCTTGGAACAATGACTACATGAAGAGTGTTCGCAAGACCATGCTAGAAGGAAACATACCTGCCAGCTGCACCAAATGCTTCGAAGAGGAATCTAACGGAGTGGTCAGCAAAAGACTCTGGGAACACTATGAGTGGAACAAAAAGGGATTAGATCTAGAACAGTTGGTAAAAGAAACTGCCGAGGACGGAACTGTTCCTGATAAGATAAGATATCTAGATCTTAGGCTAGGACATACCTGTAACCTAAAATGTATAATGTGCAGCCCACATGATAGTTCTAGATGGACACAGGATTACGATCAGTTAGTTGCCAAAACCCGAAGCACAGTAGTTTTAAAACAAATAGGTTGGGACGTCGATAAGTTTAACAACCAGTGGTATGAAAAACCGGAGTTCTGGACCGAAGTGTTTGATCAGATTCCTAACATAGAAGAGATTTATTTCGCAGGCGGCGAGCCTCTGATGATCAAAGAGCATAAAAGATTCTTAGAAGAGATCATTAAGAGAGGTTACGCTTCAAACATACAGCTTAGATATAACTCCAACGGCATACTCATAGATCAACGTATGATCGATATATGGACTAATTTTAAACAGGTTAGGTTTGCCTTTAGCATAGATGCTCTAGGAGATAGGAATTATTATATTAGATATCCGTCGGAGTGGGCAGCTATAGAACGCAGCCTCTGGATGTTAGATGATACTCCAGACAATATTCACGTCAGCATAGCCTGTGCTGTGCAGATTTTTAATATCAAGCATATCATCGACTTTGCCAAGTGGAAACTCAGCCAGGGCTTTAAAAAGATCAATAAATTCAAGATGGATGATTTTGAAACAGGTGGCGGGATTATTAGCCTGCACCTACTATTCATTCCAACGTTCCTTAGTGCTAGGATACTGCCCAAGGAAGAAAAAGAACAGATTCGCGAACAGTTTGCAGAATTTAAGCAATGGTTGTGGGATAATTATAGACAAGATGATAATTTCTGGAAGGTCAACCCTTACGGTTGGGCCAGATGGGAAGGTATCTTAAAATTTGTTGAGTCAGAGGATCACAGTCACTTACTACCAGACTTTAAAGAATATGTCAACAACCTAGACGGCATACGTTCACTGAATGCCTTAGAATATTTTCCTGAGCTAGAGAATATACTGAAATGAAATTTTGTAGAATTAAACTCGCAGAAACTGATTACGCTGTTATGAAATCAGATCAGTGGAGATATATCACTGACAGAAATGTTGATCAACTCAATGATATCTATAAGACCTACTGTAGATATAAAAAGTTTGACAGTGTTATGCCTGTGTTCGATCTACAGTATCTAGATAGTTCAGTAGAGCTTATAGGATACTACGACAAAGATCGGTTAGTGTCCTGGGACATGATCAGAGTCTATGATTCTAAGAACGCCGAAGCCTTACAGTTTGCCTGGGACTATGCAAACCCGGATCTTAGACTGGGCATAGAAAGTTTAAAAAATGCCTGCGCTATCTACAAGCAGCGAGGATTTGAGTATTTGTATCTAGGAACTTCTGCAAAATACAAACAAGAGATCAGTGGCTACGAAGAATTAGGCCCTGTCTAATCTCCACGCCACAACATCGTTGTATAGAGCAGTTGGCCAGTTATCGTAATAACCCGAAGATTTAAGTTTTAGACTGGCTGCATTAATCTTCTCTAGTCTCTGAACTAATATGATATTATATCTGCCGTTTCTAAAATCTAAATGATGAAACGGTTCTGGTGTGTCTTTATGATCTTCTAAGCAGACGAATCCGTAGGGCATCCAGTAATCATTTAGACATCTTACATCGACGGCAAACTTAACAGCATCAACGTCCCCGCAGACAAAGCAGACAACATCCTGTTGATCATTCCAAGTGTCTAGACAACTGTTTACTTCGTTGACGTAATCGTCAACTTCTAAAAACTGTATCTTAGCTGTTCGAGCATAGGGGCAAGGTGGAAGATTGTTTAACAGTGGTTCGGGTTTATCTAAAAACTCCGTAATCCACTGTCTAAGATATTTCTCAGACTCCGTAATCAATCTGACCACCCCTTCTTCTAATGTCCAATGTAAGACAGTGCCAACCTCCGTCCCAGAAGAATCTGTTACGTAGGGGACACACAATGGGTTCGAGATCTAGACCTCTCAACACTTTTAGTAGCTCTGGATTCTCAGCATTAACGACCACATGCTTGTCATCGACTATTAGACAGTTTAGATCAAATATAGTTTCTTCGCAGTAGCCAGTCCAATTAGGAAGGAAAGCTTCTACGAATTCAGTGAACTGGTCGTTATGTTCTTCACCAGGCACCCACCATGCTCCTCTGTTCTTATCTCTTAGTTCATAGAAAGCTGCAACCTTGTCCCACTTAGAATCTTCAAAGTATACAACGTCCCAGTTCTTAAATAAGTTTTCGTTGCCCTTAAACCAAGGACCTGCTATTACATACCCGGGCTTGAGCACACTAAAGATGCTGTCTAGGTGTCCGCCTATCTTTAGACTCTTATAATCAAATTCTGGAAATTTAGATTTTAAGAAAGAAAGTATATCCTCGCTTTGCCAAAGATCTACTATACAGGTCTTGCCCAGTCTAGTTAGATTAGGACTACAGAAACCTGCAAGGTTGTTAACACCGTCTGTGGGATTCTCGATGAAGTAGTTTTCTTCTAGTCCTTGATCTATAGCTTCGTATTTTAGATTTACATCGGTTCTATTAAACTGATACTGTCCGTTATACACAGACAAGTCTACCTGATCTTCACCGAACCACTCTAAGAATTTTTTCACATACCCCTGCACTTCAAAAGTCTTGTCTGTGATCAACAGTTTGTTGCCCATGATGATGCTATCATCTCTGATCTGTAAAGGACTTGTAGGAATCAAGTTATTTTTAACTATGTTTCTAGATGTGTCATAGCCTAGTTTTCCGTTAACATCGACGTAGTCTAAAATGCTGTCCTTGTAGCCTAGTTCCTTCGGTGATGCGTGAAGCACCTGTATGTTGTGACTGCGCATCTGACTCTTAAAGTATTCTATGTCTTCGTTAGTCTCATCTACGATCTTTTTTAATACATCGCCGATCTTTTTATTTTTTACACCGTCGAAGAAACTTGAATCGTAAGTGCTTCCGACAGCTACTACTTCTAACGGTTGTAGTTCGTCCCAGCTGTTAATTTGAATTTTCTCAGACATTTATTTTTTCCTTAGTTAATGGGATATCCGCAGCACAGGTGCACCAGTCTCTTGTGCAAATAATTGGTTCAGAGGGAATAACAAACGTTCCTTGGTATATGTTTCCTAAACTACCTCCAACACGACATGTAGCTCTATGAACTTCCCCGTCCCAATTTATCATAAGACTTTCTAATCCTGCATTACAAGACCACCCTTTAAAATTGTTTAATTTATTTTTTATAATATCGTTGCAATGAAAGAATACTGGTGTTCCGTCATTATTCTCAACCACGCAATCGGGTTTTACTGTAGAATTTTTACTTAATATCCATTCTAGATCTTGACCATTATATCTGAGATCATCAAATACATTGTGATCACCTTCGGTCCATCTAATTCTTCTTACAGCATATTTTATTCCAATATCATCGAATTTCTTTACCACAGTTCTTACATGATCCATTTTTTCATGATGTGCCATTATATTAACAAAAAAATCTCTTTCGGTTGAGTCATAAAACTTTAGTATCGTGTCGACTATTCTAGTCCAATTATATTCGAAATGTAAACTGAATACAAGATGGTTAAAAAACATCTCATTATCTAAATACCAACGATAACCTCTAGTTCCGTTAGTTGTAACATTGACCCAAGAGATTTCTTTTCTTTTCATGTAATCGAACAATTCTTCGATATCCGGATGCACACAAGGTTCACCTCCTGTTAGACTGATACGTAAAGGCTTTTCTAGTTCGCATAATTTATCTATGGTAGATTCTAATATGTTTATGTCAGTGTGCGGACTAAAATTATCATGTATATTCGAAGGACAATAAGAACAATCGTAGTTACAACGCTTACCTAAATTCCATTCAACTTTTACCTTATCTTGATGTTCCCACAGACTAGCAATTTTACGCATAAGGCTTAAACTCCGGAGTAACATCTGTGAAGCTTTGATTTCGAGTCTGATCCAATCTACGATTGAATTCCACACAGTCTGCCCACAAATGACTCGAGTCGGTGGCTCGGAGATAATTTTGAACTCCTTGAATCTGTCCTTCTGTTATTTTTAACAGCTTAATATTATTCTTCAATGAGTTGAAGGTATGCAGACGACTTTTCACTTCTTCTAATCTTTTGTAGGCAAGATCTTTCAGGGGTGTTGGCAATGTCTGAATAGAAAGAACATCGGGATACTTTACCATGTTGGTATAAAATATAATTCCTAGGTCTTCTAGAAAATGTTCTATCATCTTATCTAGTATCAACACATTGCTAACCTGAACTGCTACTGCTCCTACAATTCGACTAATATTGGGTATGGTTTGTATTTGTTTGATATTGTTTACAACTTCCGACCAACTGGCGTTACCTCGTATATATTCATAACTATCTCCGATACCGTCAATACTAACATTGACAGCTACTGATTTAAATTTAGGCCAGTATTCCCATACAGTTCTATTCTTCTTGCCCAACATAGTTAAGTTGGTTGCATACTTGATTTCAATTTGATGACCATACGGGGCCAGCATATCTAAAATTCTGTAGTGTTGCGGATCCATTAGGGGCTCGCCACCTGCGAATTCTACACGACGGAAATACGGTAAGTTCTTTTCTAAACTTGTCCACCAGTTTGGATTATCTTCAAATTTATCCAACAACGGTTTATCTTCTAGTCTATGTTCCTCTACAAGATCAAAAATAACCTTGCCTGAATCTTTGTAATACTCTTTTATTACATTCCAGTCATTCCAACTTGTGCTGTCTCCAGGATGACACATACGGCACTTGAGGTTACACAAATTGTTTAATTTTAGTTCCATTGTGGGTATTTCAAAGGGCATAGTGTAATCGTCGTTTAAGCGTGTTAGAGCATCTGGGTATAAGTTGACCCTAGCTTCAGGTATTACACCGCTTATATGACGTTGTCGCAGGGATTCGACGCCTTGATCTTCTAGGCTAAAGCAGGGTTCGCACTCTGGAGGACGTTCGTTAGTAAGCACTGACTTACGTATGCGTTTCATTGTGTCGTTATTCCACACTTCCTCTAGGGTTTCTTTCTGTATAAACCCAATAGGATGACTGCGGCAGCAGACTTGTATAGCACCATCTTCTCTGGTCGCTAATCCAGTAAAGGGATGCATACAGAAAGTTTTACTGTTCTTCATAATAATATTCTAGATTATCCACACCTATGGTTTTTCTAAAATCATCAGTAAACGCACCTTCGATTTTCATAGTTAAAGAAGAGAAGGGGATTCCTGTAAAGTTTCCATGCCAGTTATGATGATTATAAAATACAGAGTAACCTTCTATCTCTGTTTGCTTAACTTCATCATTATCTGTATCGATTAGATAAAAAGGTCTGTCTAGATCAAATCTTATCCATATCATTTCTTGACGATGGGGGAATGTCTTAGGCATGTTTCCTTTTTCGTCTGGTAGGTAATTGAAATCTCTATGATACCCTAAAGGAATATAATGCTCATTCACAAATAGTGTTACTGTGCCTAATTTTTTAAAAGGAAGAGATTCTAGAACCTCAACTATCTTAGGATTTATTCCATCCATCCAATTATATGAATCCCATTCTTTATCTGTAAAAGTTAGAGCATCAGCAGAATACAATTTAAGGTCTGTAGCCCTTATTTGCATAATGTTATAAGGATCCCATGCCCGGTAACGTAGTTTGAGATATCTTACTAGCCCATCATTATCTTGATTTTCTTCAAAGTAAGAAAGTTTTTGATCTAGATCTTTATCTGTTTGTCTTTCTATATTTGCTTTTTTTAATGTTAGATATAGTATATCTTTTTCTCGAAATATACTAGGCATATTGTTAGGATCAAATCCGCCAATATGAAAAGTTCCAGTCCTAGCTTTTTCTAAGCGGCTGGAAAACAAAAAATGAAAATCATCTTTTAGACTTAGTATCTTTTCGATATCTATATGCTTATCTAATTTTATAAAGTGATGACCGTTAATCGTTAACATGTTGAGCCCATAGTCTTTCCTTGCACCAAAAACATTTTCCACATTCAGGAACGAAGCTGTTTGGAGTATATGTAGTGTAATCTATATTATCAAATGTTCCTTCGCAGCTTCTTGATAAATTCCATAGATCTAAAATTTTTAAATTTTTATATTGTTTATATACCCAATCTTTTTCTACAAATCTAAAAGGATGTATTGCCCATGTATTCATGTGCTTCATTAGGTATAGATGTTTATTGCTTTCAGTTGGTTCTATGTCTCTTTCTGACATACCTTGGAAATCTACATTTCTTGGATTTCGCGTAACTGCATTGTAGTATGCTTCTATCTCGTATGTATGACAGGTATATTCTGCAAAGGCACGTTGTTGAATATTGTCTCCGCTGACTTGTTTGCCGTATTCGTCTACAAGAGATGCTCCTATATTCGCATATTCTAACTCCGGAGCAATAAAGTTACTGTGCCTTTTAAAATTTGTATGATAAAATTTTTGGAATAGCCATCTGAATATTTTTTCAGCATCGTATTGCTGCCAAGGTTTAGTTTTCCAACATCTTATATTATTAACAATGTGTATAGTTGCAGATGAATCTTTATAAAGGTCGCAAATTATATATGCTAACAGAGCACTGTCGGCACCGCCACTGACTGCTATTCCTATGTTTTTCCAGGTTGGATCAAACGGTATCTCGACGCCGTCTATATTAGAATAATTCATTGTCTTCTAGATACCTTATTAAAGAGCTTACTCCTACAGGCGACCCATTTCGTAATGCGATATGAATAGAGTTAGTAGGAGTTAAATCGAAATCCTTACATATTTTATTATAACGATTCTCGTGAGTATTCCACAAGTGATCGGGATTTAAATTTTTTAAAAAGTGATTCGCTACCATGATTGGAATTCGATTGTTCATATGGAAATCATTCATGATAGATATGGAATCTGGTTCGAGAGATTTTGTCCATCTAATAGCAGTTCTATTCCAACCTAACCCTAAACCTTTAGATAAACTAATGCCCACAGATACCACAGCAGGGTGATCAAAATTGAAACTAACAGCGCGGCTACACGTGATCCACGCTCCGTCGATGTGTATCGGAATATTTTTTTCCATACATTCATTTAAAATACTCTCCATGTGCGGATGTGGATCGCCAACTCCGGGAAACGGCATCGCTACGATTAAAGGAATATCTGGAATTAGGGAACCCACATCCATAATAGACGCCAACCCCAGTCTTTCGTGATATCTATAATCATTTTTTAAAACTTGTATAGGACCTTTCATGTATAAGTTATCAATGAACTGTGTGCAACCTATACAAATATCTGATCTATAAAAACTATCAAACCCAGTCAACTGATTGAGATTTGATCTGCTTAACCATTCTTTAAAATTATTTTGAAAATCGATATACAATTGATCAGAGATATCTTTTTCTATATTTCCTTCTAACACCTCAGTTATTAATTGTTCGATCTTTTTGTCTGTAAGAGGCTTTGGTCTATCAACTTCTAAATAAATTTCAGAGTATTCTTTAGCTGTTCTATCAGACATATAAATATTTCAACATAATATGAGTATTTAATGTTAAAACAAACAGACAAAATATTTTCAATAGTGCCGTTAATTGAGCAGGTCAACAGTCTCCAATTTGATAAAAGGTTATCAATTAATAAACCATCGGGATCGTTTTTTGGAGATCCTTGGGAAACTTTGCCTGAATTTGAAAATACACCACTAGGGGAAGTTTTAAGTATTCTAGGTCCTATTGGAGAAGCTAGGTTGATGAGATTAACATCTGCAGAAACTTACACAGCACACGGCGACCCCGATGACAGATATCATATAGCTATAATCACTAATCCTTATAGTTACATAATTGATCTAGGCGATTCTAAATTATACCATCTGCCAGCCGACGGAAAGCTATGGATAATGGATACCTCTAAAATACATGTGGCCGCGAATTTTGGCGGTCGAGATAGAATACATCTTAATATAAGATTGTTATTACCAAAATTTGATCCTAATAAAAAACATGCTCGAATAAGGATCGAAGGCGGTGAGTTTGATTGGAAGCAGGAAAGCTATATTGAGATCATGCCCGAAATTAACAGATTGATCAAATCACATTATGTTACAGGATTTGATAGAGTGAATGATAGAGAATTATTACTTAATGTAGTTGATAATTCAATCATCGAACCGATAATTAAAAAATTAAAGTCTAAAGGATTTACTGTTAATCTTTCTTAACAGTGTGAGCATACAACGTATCATACAATGTTGTAGAACAGGTTTTTACACAGGCTAAAGGTTTGTTTTCCGAATTCCATATATCGGGCAAACTGCTCCAGAGAGCATTATCTTTTAAAATTTCTAAAATATTTTTATTGTTTAAATTAGGTATTCCTAATTCCTTTAAAAATAATTTAGATTCTTGCACCATATAATTTCTTGCAGAAGTAAATGCAGAACCATCGTCTTTTTCTAATTCGTCAACATAATCAAAACCTACCCAGCAGCAGGGTAAAAAGTTTCCGTGTGTGTCTACATAAACTTGATTTAATTTAATACATTCCGGTTCTATTACTGCATTCTTTTTCATTGTTGATAAAAATGTTTTCGACCGAAGACTTTCTATATTAATTTTAAACTCTTGCTTCCACTCTGATGTTTTAGCAGACTTTAAATTATATTCAAAATTACCATTTTTGTCTTGGACAGGAAATTCGTCTTTTCCGTAGAATCTCTTAGTAGTTTTGAAATTAACATGTTCGAATCCAATGTCTAATAAAAATTTTTCAAGGTCTCGAACACTGCTTTCGTTATGTTCAAAAACTAAACTATCTGCTCTTGCTGAACCGCCCTCGGATATAAAGGCCTTGGCATTTTCTATTATTTTGTCGAAATTAGTGCCTCTTCGATAAATTTCATGCTGTCCTTTAAAACCATCTATACCAAAAACAACCATTGAATTTTTTCCTAGAACCTTTGCAAGATTCTTCCACCAATCCGTAGATCTAGCACTGCCGTTGGTGTGCATTGCCAATCGAGTATCTTTGTTATGTTCTCTAATGTATCTGAAAATTTCTAAACAGTCCTGAGCTATAATAGGATCACCGTAATTACCGCAAGCATAAAAATTTGTCAGTTGTTTTATAAATTCAACAGGGAACCACGATTTAAATTTGTCTAAAGTAATTTCATCTAGTTTTAGATATTCTCGTTCAGCACCACCATAATAGTTTCTTGCACACATAGGACAACTAGCCTGGCATTTATTTGTTAGCTCTATGTGGACGCTTTTGATATTATTGGGATACATTTTTAAACCTTTGTTCGTATTCTTGATACGATAGTGTCACAGGGTTCCAATCTAAAAATTTAAAATTTTCAGAATCTCTATAAACGATATTTTGATAGCAGGACGGAACATCAGCTGAGCAAGTCTGAACTAATCGATCTACAGGTTGCCAATCAGGAGCCCATTTAAACCAGCTGTCTTTCCAAAATTTCCACCACCTTTGTTCTCCGCTATAAATTCTATTTCTCATTTGCATACTAACGAATAGAAGATTATATTTAAATCCCAATGAATTTTCCATAGCGGTTAGAATATCATTGATCATTATTCCGTGATGATAGTTGAATTTTTTAGGGGATCTTACATAAGGAAAAGCATACATTCTATTAAATGCTCTTGCCACATTTGGAGTATATTCTTTTATACCACCAAACATCATTGGCCTACCGTCGTGATAATAGGCTATGAAAAATATTTTATGATCTGACACTTTACATCGATTGGGTAGATAATTTTCTCTTAGCCAATTATCCTCTTCGAGACAGAGACTTCTAACTCTTTCCCATTCGTCATTTTCGTAATCAAATAACCATATTTTTATTTCGGGAGTATTAACAGTAGTGTCAATCATCTTAATATTAAAAACTTTTCAATGACCCATGCCGGCGGATCAAACTCCCACCATTTATGACCATATCTGTAATCTCCAGGCCGTGCGTGATGGTGATTATGCCAACCTTCACCGGGCATCATGATTGCCGAGATCCAATTATTTGTAGAGGAATCTTTTGAGTTCCAGTGTCTATATCCCCAAAGATGTGTTAGGACTCCGATCGATGCGGCACCGTGGAAGCAACCAACTGCTGGTAATGCTAATAAAGAAAAACACAGATAGGGATTAATTAGAAAGACAACTATGTATAATAATATTTGAATCTTAAAATAGTTATTGTATATAAACCGATTATGTTTGTTGTTATACAAATCTTTACCCCATCTAGGAGAAAAATTTAATTTTGGGTATATTGTAAACCAAGATCTAAAGGATCCTATAATTCTAGGATTTTGAAAATCTTCTTCAGTGTCGGAGTAAGCATGATGATGACGATGAGCGATGACCCACATGATAGAAGGACCTAATCCTGTCCATATAGTAATATACCTTAGAAAGATGTCTCTTAACGGGCCAGTCTTGAATGATTTATGCGCCAGATACCTATGTAACGATATGCTGGCAAATATTTGACTGATATACATTAACACTAAACCAAGTATTAAGTATATCCAGGCCTGATTCAAAATTATAAAATATAGACCAATAAAAAATGCTGCATGGCTAAAAGAATGCCAAATCCACATTTTTTTCTGCATAGAAAGATTCATCTTAACTCCAACAAATTAGACAAGTTATTTATGAGGTGATATTATAAAAAATAAAAGGTCTGACTAGCAGACCTTTTAATTGAAGTAAAATGTTTTTAACCTAATACTTGCCATAGTGTTCCATTCCAACCTTTCCATTCTTTGGTTGTTGAATCGAACACGATCCATCCTTCTGCTGGACTAGATGGTAAACTACCGGTAGCATATGCACCTGGTTTAAAGATAGGGGCTTCAAACACACCGTTACTGCTAAAGCTAGCCTGCTTGTTAACTGTAAATATGTCATTGGTTCCGTTCGCAACAGTGATAACATATTTGCCAGGAACGCTAGGATTGGCTGAATTTGGCACACCGTCACATAAAGCAAACATAGCAGCACCAGGAACATATCCAGAACCATTGTGAGCACCGAAGATAAATCCGCTGTATGCATCACCGCTGTTAACTGTTACCGGGCTGCTGGTAGTTCCTCTAGATCCATATAATCCAACTAAAGATGTTGTAGCGACACCCGAAGTGATACCTGTTACAGCCAACCCTGCTTCAACAGCTCCCGAGTTAGTTAAAATCTCTAATGCAACTCCATCAAACACCATTAGGTTAGTGGCTACGTTTGTAGTAGAAACTACAGGAGGTGAACCTGTTATACCGCTAGAACCAGCAATACTTAAATATGGTCCAACGGCCACTGTTTCTGCTGCTACTGCTTTAGTAGAAGCATTGACCATCACGCTAGTGTCAGAAGCTTGAACGTTACCTCTTTGAACACCAACGTGTGTTCCTTGAATTGTATTTGTCGAAGTGTTGACTAAAATAGTGCTGTCATCGCCGACAATATTTGCATTAATGTTTTGTCCAGATCCAAAACCTGGAATTGGAGATCCGCCTATTGTCGATCCAGCTGGTAAATCAACTGCTGTTCCTGATGATGTAATTGTAGCTGAACCTAACTTGATGCTAGATCCACTTAGATATAAGTCGCGGAATCTGTAACTAGCTGAACCTAGATCATAAGTTTCAGTAGCATTGGGAATAACATGTCCCTTTACTGTTCCGTTTAAATTAATAGCACCGGTTGATACGTTAACTAATACTGTAGCATCGTTGGCTACAAGGTTGGCATTGACTGCTGTGGCGCCGATAGTTCCTACATAGTTTGATAGGTTAACTGCGGCATTAATTCTGTTTGCTGTATCTTGTGTAGAACCATATGTAAATGTGATATTGCCGTTCGTTGCATTACCAGCGACAAGGGCTGAGCCAACGGCATCTTGTGCATCTTCGTTGGTATAACCTGTAATTGGCACTCCACCTAATGTAGAGCCGTTTCCAACATACAGGCGTTCTGTATTTGTAACAAACAACAATTCACCTGCGGCTAACGGCAGCGTCATTGCTGTTCTTTCAGCTTCAGTGCCTCTGCGAATCTGTAAGGGCATAGTAATAACTCCTGGAAATATCCTATTCAATATATTTATGCCAGCCAAAAAAATAGGGCTCCGAAGAGCCCTATTAAGTGCGTAGTTAATGTCACATTGTAGGTCCGTTGCCGTTCCTAAACCCTACTTCTCCACCTTCTGCTTCGATACGCTTGATAACGTCTTCAAACAAAATAGGTGCAAAGTCAGGTGTTTGTTCTACGCAAACACAATGGTAGCGTGGATCGATTTCGTCACCGTATAATACAGTGCCGGTTCTAGCATCTACACCACGAGCCTTTTTTACACGATTTGCGTGTAAGTGACCGTGTATGTTTACACCAAAACGACCCAACGATGCTTCGTGAACTGGAATATGACTTAATATCATTCCGTTCATAACGTGGTATGCACGTAACTCACGGAAGTATTGTCTATATTCATCGTCACGGAATATATCGTGGTTACCACGGATTAAAACCTTGTCACCGTTTAAACGACCTAATGTTGCCATGGCCTTACGATTGATAACAACATCACCTAAATGGTAAACTTTGTCAGTGGGCTTGACTCTTTCGTTCCAAGCCTTGATCATAGCTTCATCCATCTCGGCAGGGTCGTCCCACGGCCTTAACTTTGTTACTCCGTCATCTCGAGTGAAACGGCACACGCCTGCGTGGCCGAAGTGCGTATCACTCACTAAAAATACGCTAGGCATAGTGCTCTCCTTTCATTGTATAGATCTACGGAAAATTAATTCTTGTTTTGAAAATGCCTCTACTTCCCAAGGCATATTCAAATACTTAGTTCTGCGGCTGTAACGCTTACCACACCAATAGCTCACACCATTGATAGTTTTAAGCATACCTTTGGCCATTTGTTTGACATGAACCATTTCGTGAGCTAGTGTCACGCCCATTCGTTCAAATGACTGAGGTTTGATTATAACCACAATACCATCTACCACTGGAATGTAGCAAGTCTGACCTTCATTTTCGTCAGCAAGATCAGATTTGCTAACTTTGATAAACAAAACCTTGCGGCTGTTTTTAAGTCCTAATTGATCGATCATAGAGGGCAAAACTGCCTCTATGAACTTCTTAGTCCTTTTACCTCGAGCTTCGATAACATATTCCATAGTATGTATTATACTACGGTGTGCTCAAAATGTCAACTACTCGTCTTTTTTGGTGTTGCTCAAAAGCCACACCTTTTGATAGCCATTCTCTAACTACATCGGGACTGCCCCAACTGCCCGGCGGTGCTTTGTCCATTAGCCATCGAACAGTATCTGGCAATCTTTGTTTATTCCAATGATCGGCACAGAGAACAGCATGAGTCAAATCATTGCAGAGCACAGCCATTCCAAAACTACCGGGTTCGAAACCGTAGTCAAAATATCGTTGGAATGCTTCTTGCATATCTACAGTCATATCGTAATCTTCACCCATTAGATATCTCCTTCACGTTCTCTACGCTCACGACGTTCTGCTGCCAGTGTAAAGACTTTTTCGTTGTCGTTGGTCCAGTCTATAGTCTTGGCAGGAATTACAATGCCCGAGGGAAGCGTCACACCGTTGATAGTGTGAGGCTCGTTTTCATCATAGGTCCAACCCAATACACGCATCATTTTGTGCTTGACTAAGAGGTTGGGGCTACGAAAAGCTTCAGTATCACGAAAACCCATCATCACTCCAACTTCGCAGACAGCACCTGATCGGCAAACACCCGCTACACAATGAACCACAACATTCATACGATTTTCAAATGCTCGTTGCAGTAGAGCTACAAGTTGTTCTGCCTGTGCGTCTTGAATCTTCCAATCTTCATCGATGCTGTGATCGTTTTGTTCCAAATCAAGAAACTCAAACTGATGCACTTCCTTGAACGGATAGCTAGGAGTAGGAAACTCCATAGCAGGGTCAACGATCTGAATCAGCATACTGTTAATGCCTGCATCGATGTGATGACCTTTTTTAACATCGCTGAGCGATACGTTTTGAATCCACGGGTTCATAAGAACTCCTTTACAAACGATATGTTACGCGACCCTTGGTTAGATCATATGCACTCATCTCAACTTTAACCTTATCACCTAGGATAATTTTAATTTTATGTTGTTTGAGTTTTCCGCCAGTGTAACAAGTAATAATAGAATTCATTCCATCTAATTTTACTCTAAACATACTACCAGGTAGAACTTCTTCTACAACACCAGTGACTTCGATTAAATCATTTTTTGACATATCTTCTTTTATACCAAGTATAAGGGTCTCCATTTGGCAGTCGTCCGTTTTCAATCCCATCAGAACCAAAAACTCCAACTAGTTCTATACCGCCACCATTTATAGTAACCAGTATTCCTAATTCCTTTGCGAAAGCCATTGCTTCCGATAGATCTTTTACTTCTTCCTCACAGCCTCTACCCGCTGTGTCTTTCCATTCTACTTTATACATACTGCTATTATATATTCATTCTGTTCAATTGTCAAGTGGTGCTCCAGCCAAGAATTGAACTTGGAATTCTATCTTACCAAGATAGTGTAATACCATTTTACTACAGGAGCGATTTGGCCCGGCTAGCAGGAATCGAACCCACATTCACTCTTTAGAAGAGAGTTGTATTCTCCATTATACGATAGCCAGAATTATAACCAACGGCGACCGAATAACCAACGCTCGGCCATCTTATATCTGTATTTGAGACTTTTTCGCGGAACGAAATTTTTTGAAGCTAGACATGCTTCAGTGATGTGTTTTAAATCTTTAGAATATTCAATATGCTCTAGATTTATTTTTTCTTCTGTTTTAAATTTAACAGCAAATAAAGGATCACCTCTTTTTAAATGTAAAGGTTGATCTAAATCAATTATTTCAAATGTAAAATCTACTGGTCTTATCCATTTATGGATATTCATAGTTCCCGGAATCATTCTTATGTTACGAGTTAACTCTGTGTGAAGTATCGGAACATCTAACGATTCTATTTCTACATCTTGATCTGCGACGAACAGATAGTTGATGCGCATCGTAACACAAGATCCTACAATCTTATTATTTCTAACGATAGGAAATCTAGGAAAGAATGTTTGGTTATACCAATCTTGTCCTAGCCTATCAGTTTGATACATGTCTGCTGTGCGATCATATGAGATAGTAACATCATACGGGCACTTAATTACAAACATATTTGAAAAATAGTCCGACACTGCCGGACACATCAGATAATCGGAATCTTTCCTTTGATCTCTGATAATTGGCCAAATCGGTTCTGGTGTTTCATACACAAGGTCTTTCCACTGACTGTGTTCAGCGTGTTTAGGATCTGTATATATTGTCCAACCTATTCTCATTGATATTCAACGTCCACTGCTAGAATAAATCTATATTGATTGCTCTGAACTATTCCTGGCCTGTGCCAAGTATCACTAGGGTAGATTATCCAATGTCCGTCATTTGGTCGAACATAAAATTTACCATCTCCTTGAACACCATTTGGCGCTATCTCTGTTCCGCAATAATCTCTATCTTTTACATCATTAGGAATATGCAAATAGAATATTCCACTTAGCATTTTGGAATCGGGATGTTGTGGATGCCAGTGGTGATGCCACAGTTTTTCACGATCTTCGGCACCCTCAAGATTTGTCATGAAACTCCAAGCCATCATGTTTGATACCTTGGCTTCTCTTCCCAAATACATGAATGCAGAAAATAAAAAGCTCATCCTATATTTTAACCATACTGGTTCAGGACGAGCGAATATATTTTCTTTGGTTTGAAATTTTGGACTATTAGTAAAATAATTACCGTCAGCAATGATTGATTTAATAATGCCTATGGCGGTGTCATTGTCAGACTGTGTAATTACAGAACTAAAATTAAATTTTCTAACTAGATCGTTTTCTTCTATAACTGGTAGCATATTATTTGGAGCGGGAGACGAGGTTCGAACTCGCGACATCTTGCTTGGAAGGCAAGTGCTCTACCAACTGAGCTACTCCCGCATAAAACTAATTATCTGAATATTGATAGTAATAATGAAGTCTTGGTTTGAGGCGTTGCTCAGGCCGCCCAGACATTACAGCGTCTGCTTCTATAGTCCAGCCCAACATGGAATCCGTCACCGCTCAATCCCTTTACTCTGTAAAAAGCCGTTGATCATATTGCAGCCAACAATGCACCTACGATGCACCAACTTTGCAGTTCCACCCGCTCGGTATCGCCTTTCGGTCGTTGATCGGATCTCATACTACTATCAATAACTTGGTTGCAGAGGCAGGATTCGAACCTGCGATTCCCGGCTTATGAGACCGGACGGATAGACCTCTTCCATACTCTGCGATAGCCATTACAGCAAAGCTTCTTCTTGCAGAAGTTTTACTGTATCCTCGGTTAGAGGAATTTCTGTCTTGATATTGAGCTCAAGAATTTCATCATTGAGCTTTTGTTTTTGCTTTTTCAGATTAAGGATTTCTGCCTTGGCCTGATCGATCTGCTCTTGACTAACCACTGTGGTGCTTACAGTGTCACCGTAGCCATAGATACGACTACGTGCTTCGTCTTTCAAATTCTTGATCTTTTCAAGTTTACCTTGAATCACACCAATGTCGGTGTGAGGCTTAAGGCCTGCGATTTCCTCAAGCTGCGCGATTCTTTTGTCAATGAATGCTGCTTTGGCAAGATTCACATCAATTCCGCTGGCGGCATTCGCTGTTCCGACAAGGCCACGGATGTTATACAATGCTAGCAGAAGTTTTTGTCTGCGAGCGTCTGCGGCAAACAGTTTATTGTTTGCATCAGTTAGGACCAAATTAGGGTCCTGGAATTCGTTGAGTTCGATTGTAGTTTCGAACTTGATATGTTTGATTGCATCATTGATGCTGTTTTGAACTGCGTTTGCCTTGCGAAGTGTGATGTTCATGTGTTTCTCTCTTTTAAATTTAAACGGTCTGGTAAAAGGTCAAGTAATAGACCGGACAATTGACAAGACCTATTGTGCGATGTCGTTGGTCTGGACAATGTGCAATAGACAGGCTACAGAGGCCTGAATATTTCCGATCAGCAATTGACAGGTATTTGGATATCGGGTCACTCAAGCACGAACAGTTTTCAAGACTGTTTGCCAGAATTAGTTCATTGCGGCATGGAGCCACAACGATGTCTATCCTCATCTACCTTCTACCTCGCCGGTTCAGTATTGCTACTGAACAAAACTTATTATACAACTTTTTTTCTATGCTGTCTACCTTTTCCTGTATTTTTGGCTTTATACGTTGGAGTTTGGCTATGACAGTTTGGACATAAACAACGAAGATTTTTTTCTTTGTTGTTTGTGTGATCTCCATCCTTATGATCTAACTCTAAAATTAAACTGAATCCGTTCCAGCTATCAATGTTACAAATAGCACATTTTCCAGATTGTTTTTCTAAAATATATCTATAAAGATGTTTACTGGTGCTGTAACGGTTTACACCGCTTTGATCACCTGCTTTCCACTCTGTGATATATTGTTTATATTCAAAATCTTTTTGACATTGATTATCACAATATTTGTTGGCAAAGTTTACACCTCGCCATTTGTGTTCTTTACCACAGTTTAAACATTTATAAGTTTTCATAGGTAGTGCCTCATACTATATTTATTTAGCTCTACCTACATTTATTTGGTGCCCCCACCTGGAATCGAACTAGGAATTGATGCTTACAAGGCAACTGTTATAACCATTTAACTATAGGGGCATTAAAGACTTAATCTTGTTAATGGATCTGTATTTACATTTCCTCTAACAAAACTGTTAAATGAAAGAGTTATTCTAGGTGTGTCTCCTAGATATTCTTGCACCATATGTTCCACATTACTAGGAAATAGAATCATTGTCCCTACTTCCGGATCTACAGTCCAACTTCTTGAATTGTAGATATTGGCATTTTGTATACCGTATTCTATGGTATCATATTGGCTAGTAATAAACTTAGTGCCTCCGGATGTTCCTTCTGATGCTAGATAAACAATTCCAGATATGATAGAATTTGGATGCCAATGCCTGTGATGCATTTGACCTTTTTCAGTTTTATTAAACCAACTTTCTGTGAAATAAATTTCTACAGTATCTTTGGCCTGCATTACACCGTAAAAATATTCACAAAGGCCATCATAGACAGCTTCTGCTAGATTTTTAAATTCTGGTTCAGCCAATACATTTTGTGTTTCGCTGATCCAGTTGTTGTAATTTCTAGCCCATTTAACTGAGCTAAGATCTAAACCAGAAATATCTACAGGGCGTTTAAATATTGGTTTGGCAAACAAAGGCCAAATTATTTTTTCCATTATTCTTTGTTTTCTTCTCTACGGCCTCTTTCACGTTTTGGTTGAATGAGGGCTGCTAGCTCTGCTTGGATCATAGATCGTTTCCAAGCATTTCTTTGGTCTTGACTATCAAATCTAGACAGTGCTAAAGTTCTTTTAGTCTGTTTAGTCATTCTATAGTTTGCTGTGGGTTTTAACATATGTTTATATATCCTTGTTTTAACACTTGGCGGAGAGTATTGGATTCGAACCAATGATCAGAGTTTTAGCCCCGATGCCTTCTTAGCAGGAAGGTGCCTTCGACCAACTCGGCCAACTCTCCATAAATGGTGGAAGATAAAAGGATCGAACTTTTGACCTTCGCCTTGTAAGGGCGTTGCTCTACCGCTGAGCTAATCTTCCATGATTGGTCCGGGAAGTGGGATTCGAACTCACGATCTCCTGCTCCCAAAGCAGGCGCTTTAAGCCAGACTAAGCTACACCCGGGTAAATCTATTCTGAAACACACTATATCCAGCTCAAGGACACTCTTGCGAATGCGACTCATACTTGCGAACCCGCTACAATGTGTTTTAGAATAGTGCTAACGCTGAGATTACACGTTAGCCAATAGTGCCTCTAGCATTATAGTCCGCCTTGCGAGCAAACCTTCTCTAGACATCCACGTAAACCCTTGCGGTATCTACGTCCACTATCAGCATCGCCGTTTATAGACAGGCAGTAGTCTTGACATCACGTGCTATTCTGCGACTTATTTTCCGTTGATCTTGCGAACCATTAAGCCTTGCGGGCTACGAAACTTCTATCACAAACAGATTTCACCTTGCGAGTTACGTCTGACTCGATTACCTTGCGGCTCGAGTATTAGATGCTTTTCACACATGACCGAGGCAGTCTTTGCATTTTTGTTTAGATAGTTGGAATCGAACCAACTGCCGTCTGTTTAACATACAGATGCTCTACCTGATGAGCTATATCAACCTACCGCGATGAGCTGCCTCTGTTGCTCAACAATCTTTTGGACTGCTGAATACAACTCACCACATACCTTTTGCCTCGCGAGCTACTCAGTGATGTTTCGCGATCAATGTAACAACGTTTCGCAACGTGTCCCACCAACCACTGACATTGCGCTCTAGCCCTTAGGTGCGACCCCTCGGACACGAACACTACCCTTTCTCATACCAGTTCGTTGATTGGTTTCGTATGGAAGTCAGCACCACCTGTTACTTTTCATTGCCCCGTGTTCCTTGCGGCACGTCGAACAATGTTCTTTCCCATACATCAACTTCGCTGTTATCTCCGGCAGTCTTATAACCGAAGACATCCTCACGGATGTGAGCAGGCTTGTTTACACGAACCATTGCTGGCGCAGGTATGTAGGCATTCCTGCTTTGGGCCGATCGCTCGGCTTATTCTTCGTAGACGGCAAGCCGCCTACAGGACAATAAACTGCCCTTGAATTCTTCACCATTAGTTAGTAGCATAGTTTACTATCTTCTTGCTACCTATTGTTGCCTACCTATAGTAGACAGTTACTAGTATCATAGGCTCTCCGCTTCGGACAAGGTTAGGCTTGATCTTAGCCCTACGAGCTATGCTACTAACTAATGGTGCCCCAGGAGAGACTCGAACTCTCACGCCTTGCGACATTGGCTTCTAAGACCAACGTGTCTACCATTCCACCACCGGGGCAAAATATGCTATCAGTTTTTAATGAACAGTGCTGTGTTTAACAGCGTATGTGTCTATTATATAGTCATTGTTGATTGTTGTCAACTATTTTTTAAATATTTTTTGGTGCGAGTAGCCAGATTCGAACTGGCACGCCCGAAGACGGGAGATTTTAAGTCTCCTGCGGCTACCTGTTACGCCATACTCGCATTAAAAATAGGCACTAGTAAAAAGAGTGAGTCGTTCCGATCTACCGACCAAGCAAACACGGCTACGCCTGTGCTTCCTTCTTATCGCCGCCCTTTCGGGTAGTGCTCTAACTTGGTGCTGGCTGTTGGAATCGAACCAACTTCAACGGCTCTTCAGACCGCCGCTATGACCACATCAGCTAAACCAGCATATGGGGTGTCTTGGGGAATCGAACCCTCGCCTGCTGATTCACAGTCAGCTTTGCTACCACTACACTAAAGACACCATTGTATGGTAGACCGTAGGGGATTCGAACCCCTCTTCCCGGATTGAAGGTCCAGTCGCCTGCGCCAGCTGCTCACGGTCCATAAAACTTTTTTGGCACCGCGATCACGAGTTGAACGTGAAACTAGACCTTCGCAGGGTCTTGTGATCTCCCTTTCACCATCGCGGTATCTTTTTCTAATACATCTCTACGCATCTTGAATAATCGATGCTCGTTGGGTCGATGAACAATAACATATTCGACTCCATCGATATTTTCAGTCACACGGACATCGTCACAAACAAATCGCTCGTTATTGAGTTTATTTTTAAACAAGGTTGGTTTCATAACAATCTCCTATATAGTGGCCGGCCCGGAGAGATTCGAACTCCCGACTGCCGGTTTCGAAGACCGGAACTCTTCCACTGAGTTACGGGCCGCTAATTGGTGCCTCTGGCAGGACTCGAACCTGCACACTCAGGCTTATCTGGCCTGTGCTTTGGCGAGGTATAAGCTCGCTTCTTTACCATTAAGCTACAGAGGCAAAACTTGGCAGGGGTGTCAGGGATCGAACCTGAGACGACAGAGTCAAAGTCTGTTGTGTTACCAATTACACCACACCCCAACAAAATGAATTTGTAAGCCTACGTCACGTTTATCGTAGATTTATTCAGGACCTACCGGCCGCCTAGCCTGACCTCGAGCACGATGGATATCACTTGGGCACCTGTCCAGTTAGCAACCAATCTGCAGGAATCTTCCGATCCCCCGGGAGTTGAACCCGTCCCCTTTTACTAGCAAGGTAGTTCGAACTTACCTACGCTAGCGTGACCGCGCTTGCTGACGCTTACAAAACTTGGTGCCCCACGACAGAATCGAACTGCCGACGCCTGATTACAAAACAGGAGTTATACCATTTAACTAGTAGGGCGAAAAAAGATTTTCGAGAGCCTAACTATCCTCCTGGGAGGACTCGCTAGATTGTCTCGAACAGGCAAGTTTAACATACCGGCTTCAGTCATACTATAGTGTCAGTACAGTCAACCCCACTGTACCTAGACTGGCAGGGACTCAAACCTGTCGTCTATCTCGAAACTTGGTGGAGGCCGAGGAAATCGAATCCTTCTAGACATCTTCCTTGCAAGGGAAGACCGTAGCCCACTACTGCCCCCAAATTTGGTGGTAATGGAAAGAGTCGAACTTTCACTGGACACCGTATGAAGGTGCTGCACTACCGTTATGCTACATTACCATATAGAAACACACTAGCCTGCAGGACTACTATTAACTCCGCGGGTACGCCACTATTAATAGGTAATGTGCTTTTATATGGTAGGGGCACAGAGAATCGAACTCTGATTAATAGGTTAAAAGCCTACTACTTTAGCCGTTAAGTTATACCCCCATATGGTCCACTCGGTGAGATTCGAACTCACACCTCATTGATTAAGAGTCAAGTGCGCTACCGTTAACGCTACAAGTGGTTGGTCGTATGTAAATTGTTTTACGTGCCAACCAGGACCATACGGGGTCGAGGTTGACACTAACGTTTAGCACGTTTCATGTCATTCTCCTTAATATTTTTTTAACACTTGATACAAAACAAACATTATAACCAACACGACAAATATTGCCATAATGTTCTCCTTGTTTGGTGCCGCCGGGTGGGAACGATCCACCGACCTACGCCTTATCAAGACGTTGCTCTACCACTGAGCTACGGAGGCAAATTTATTGCAGCCAAAGGACTCGAACCTTTGCGGGAAACTAGTATGCGGCGCACAGGGCGCCTACCCCATTCCATTGCTGCAAAATTGGCCGAAGCGGTGAGATTCGAACTCACGGACCCATTTCTGAGCCGTCTGTTTTCAAGACAGGTGCAATAAACCGGACTCTCCCACGCTTCGATAAATGGAGTGCCGGGTCGGATTCGAACCGACGGTTTTAGAGTTTTGCAGACTCTTGCATTGGGCCTCTCTGCCACCGACACATTAAATTTTGGCACACCCCCAGGGATTCGAACCCCGTCCAGCGGTTTTGGAGACCGTTATGCTGCCGTTAACACCAGGGATGTATGGAGCGGGTAGCGAGAATCGAACTCGCGAATAAACCTTGGCAAGGTTTCAGGTTACCATTACATCATACCCGCATAAACTGGTACTCGATAGGGGAATCGAACCCCTCTTCCCACCGTGAAAGGGTGGTGTCCTAGACCGATAGACGAATCGAGCTCATTAATACTTTAAGTTTTAAACTTTCTAAATCTTCTATTGAATTTATCTCATTTGGAAATTTTTCATATTCATAATCGACTTGAATATCAGTAATTCCTTGAGTAAATTCATTTTTAATAGCATCTCCAATAAACACATTAATACCGGAAAAAATTTCTAAACCTTCTATAGAAATTCTAAATCTAGTTGGACCATTGAACATTAGATGTTCGTAGTCTAATGGATTACTGGAGTCTACAATAATAGGAAATGGTACAGATTTTATCTCTCCATTTTCTATTACGGCTACAGGTTCGGAAATAGGTTGAACCATTGTTGCTGTACCTTCAATACCGTTAAACAATGCAGGATATGTAGCAGTACAATGAGTTAATGTAATACTACCGTTTATAACATTGATAACAATATTGTTACTACCGTGCAATTTTGTATTGGTTACAAATGAAAACAACTCGTCAGTACCGACTGATACAGGTTCACCGTTAATGTTAACGGTATATTCTGTATTCGGTGATCTAGTACCGTATATACGCAATGTTCTAAATGTATCCATACTTTCCTTAACTGGCTCCGAAGGCAGGGATCGAACCTGCGACCAATTGATTAACAGTCAACTGCACTACCGCTGTGCTACTTCGGAATAAAACTTGGCGGTCCCAAGGGGTAACGATCCCCTTCTTCGAGCGTGACAGGCTCGTGTGCGTCCATGAACACTTTGAGACCAATTCTGGTGGAAGTGG